TCTAGGTATTCTATGAAAAAGGTTTGTTCATGAATTTTTTCATGTGTGGGTGCGATGAGTTGGATGATGTCTCCGAGGTTTAATTTTACTTGGCTTCCTCCTACGAGATTGGTAGTGTTTTTATCAGGTCCAGATGGGCCAGGATCAGATGTAGGTTCACCAATTACACCCGTATCCATATTTTCATTATCATTTTCATCATGTAATTTCATTGTTTCTTCCATATATCAAATATCTACAATATCAATATATATGTGGTTCCGATTATATTTCCCCGTAAAAATTGATTTTAATATATGAAAATGAAATGAATGTATCAAATAACACATTCAATCCTTAAATCCTTGAATCCTTGAATCCTTGAATCCTTGAATCATTGAATCCTTGAATCCTTGAATCCTTGAATCATTGAATCCTTGAATCATGACGACCATTATCGATATCTCCGCTGCGAGTAAGAATACAAAACTTCAAGAAAAAAAGTCCATGGACTACAAAATCATCAATTATGACAAAAAATATGTGTGTCATGATGACGAAGAAACAGGTAAGTATCGTTCTGTAGTGGTATCCAATACTAGTAATAGCGTTGTGGCATATGGTCCTAAAAAATCCATTTCCATGGAAACTTTTGTGGAACGTTATCCCGAAATGGATGGACATATTCCGATAGATGTTTATGTATGTGAAATCGTGGAAGGCACCATGATCAATCTGTTTTTCGATAAAGAGAGAAATACATGGGAAATCGCTACTAAGAGCGCAATGGGTGGGCATTATTGGTTCTACCGACAGTATTTTGAGCATATGGGCACACAACAATCTGAACAATATACCTTCCGTCAAATGTTCATGGAGGCCATTGGTGAATCCGCGTTTTGCGACCTCAACAACAGTTATTTGGTACAAAATCTCGATAAAAATATGTCCTATAGTTTTGTGTTACAACACCCCGCCAATCATATCGTATTGGATATCACGGTTCCCAAAGCATATTTGGTAGCCATTTTCGAAATTTGTGATTCGAACATCAGCTATGTTCCTTTGGATAATTATTACCAGGATCATCCTGAAATGTTTCACATGTCTCAACATGGTGTATTTTATCTACCGAACCGTCACATATTATGGAGTGAATTGTGTTATGCGCACGTTAATAGACCAAACTTCTTGGCTTATTTTCCGGTAGGTTATATGATGGTCAATTCAATTACCGGAGACCGTGTGACCGTGAAATCGGAAAATTACGAGCGATTGAAAGCCATTCGTGGAAATCATCCGAACCTACAATATCAATACTTGGCCATCATGCGCACGGGGAAAATCACAGAATTTCTCCATTATTTCCCTATCTACAAAAAATTATTTCATCAGTTTTATGAACAGATGTCGGAGTACGTGAAATCGGTTCATAAGTTGTATTTGGAGATTTATGTGAAGAAAAACAAACAACTCTTGGAAAATGTCTCCAAAAGTGTGCGGTATCATTTACATAACATTCATTATCAGAAACATATTTTGGATGGACAGGTGGTTACACGTACATTGATGTTTGAATGGTTGTTATATACCTTGGAACCAGGGCAATTGTTGGCGCTTTTGCGGGATACGGGGAACCAAGGTTCCCCTCAGAGCACCTTCGGTGCTCAAGGTGGAGGCCCTTTGGGCCTCAGACCCGTACGCCCCCTCCTTCCTGTATAACAATGAGAATTTACATGTCGTTATGCCCACCCTTCGGGTGGGCATTTCCTGGCGGAGGGGCGTACGGGTCTGAGGCCCAAAGGGCCTCCACCTTGAGCACCGAAGGTGCTCTGAGGGGAACCCGCAGGGTTCCCGTAAATTATTTGGTTACATCATTGTACACTTCAGATAACCTGCTTAATACCTGTATATATTGCATAGAATGGGCCTTGTTTTCATCGCTCATCGACCGAATCGGTTCACGCAAGGAATCAATGATTTCTAAAATGGCCTTGGAACTACCTAGATGACCTACATCCTCTCCATAATCTTTCTCATAAATAAATGTAATGTCTCCCGCATCGATAATCGAATGATATCGTGAATAAATAAATTTGAACCATACTTTAATTAGTATGGTGGGATTTGCTTTCTTAGCCATTTCGAAAGCATTTTTTCCTGTCATGATACCGGGATTGTTGGGATAAATAGTCAAAATCTCATTGAAAAAATCGAAGAAATTCGTGTTAAAGGTTCTCAAAATAGTAGATTTATCGGCCATGATTTATGACAAATTACAAGACAATATTATTCTATACTAGCATACATTTTTTATGTTATTTTTCTTTATTGATTTACAAAGATGGAATGAACAAGGGTGACTGTTGGATGTCCGCATTACGATTCTTCTGTATGGTATCCATGTCCACATTCGCACTCACTTTATCGGGTCGATACATGTCGGGAGGGGTTGGAATGATACTCATATCGGAATCGGCCTGTACATAATTGTACATTTGCCGACTATTTCCATTACCTTTCGCACCTAGTTCTTCGGGTGGCGCATTGAAAAAAGTATATTGTTCTGACACGATGTTGGAACCGCCCGAACCGCTCATATTGGCCACGGCAAATCCTAAAGGTTCTCCGTTGCCGAAATTCGCACTGGCCAATTTTTCCTTGATCTTGGGTTCGTAATGTTTGACAACGTCATCGCCGAGAACCAATTGATAATTTTTGTTGACTAGTAAAAGGGCGGGAACACTATGAATGTTGGGGGGCAATACCACCATTTTACCGTCTTCCAACGATATTTTGGTTTGGTTGGTTTTTTTGTCGAAAGACCGTTTGTCAATACAGATAAAACTGATTTTGTCCACTAACCCCCCTTTGACTAAAAATTGGAGAACTCGTTGAGAATGTTTGCAATAATTGCTGTAATAAAAAATATCCATGAGGATTTGTATATTTTTTATTGGATAATAATATACGGGAACCTACGGTTCCCCGTACGCCCCTCCCTTGGAAATGCCCCCTATGGGGGCATAACGACACGTAAATTATCGATGTTTTACCGGAAGGAGGGGGCGTACGGGGGAACCTTGGTTCCCCGTATCCTGTAATTATTTCATGGTATTCAAGCACATGGAGTGTAACAATCGGTTCTGGAAATAGAACACGAAATAACCTAACATGACTAAAAACATTTGGAAGTAGAATTTACCACTGCGACTCTTGGTCAAAGCCAAGAACAAGAATGTGATGAAGGCGATGGCAAAGAGAACAAAGCCGAAAATAGAGAGGTACAAGAACCACAAACAGTAGAACTTGTCCATGGGACCGAACAACTGATCAAACAAATCATTTTTCATTTTTTTGTGATGTATATATTCACTAAATATAATTAACGACGAAGAAATGGATTTAAATCTTCACCTACAAATAATTCACCAAGAATTTCAATAGTACTATTCCCGACTTGTTGTATAATAGTTCTATCATCATTAAAAGTATATGTGGCTATGTCTTCGTAGTATTTCCAAACAGGGTCGGCGGAAGGGCCTTCGGTACGAAAATGCGCAACATGTATTACTTTACCTTTTATATAACAAAAATTTTGGTTAAACCCATCTAGTAATGATTCAGCTTCTTTTGATGAAGCTTTGGATGAAATGAAATAAATTTTGTATGAATTATCAACCCGATCTTTATTATCGTATATTGTGTAATTTGAACCGTCTATATTGACTTTGTCGGCGAATATATCTAACTCTCTGTTTAAATCTTTTATATTTATTATTTGGCTAATTATTCGAATATTCACACCCCCCCGAACACGTTTCCTCAGCATAGTTTTCCTAGACAATTTCCGTTGTCGTCGTGTCTTTCTCATATTTCCCCGTTTTTTCAGTGTACGTCTTTTTACGCGTGCCATGAACTATATATTTTGATGATATAATATAATTTATTATGTATTTACGTTATTGGATTGAAAAAATTTTGAATTCTAGTGAACCTTGGAACAACTAGTTTACCTACAACTAATTGACCAATCGTTTCTACTCCGCTTTCTTTTTCTTTTTTTATAACTTTATCTTCTTTAAAAAAAATTGTGATAACTTTATCATCACTATTCTTAAATACTGCTTCACCATACTTATCAAATTCAATTTTGATTTTTTCACCATTAGGATATTTAATAAATCTTGTAAATTCACTTACAGATTCAGAATCAGGGATAAAATATAAAACATCAACACCATTCACTTTTCTCAGCATTAATTGTTCATTTAAATAATCATTTTTATATAAAATCTTTTCTACTTTAACTTTCTCCCCCCCCCGAACACGTTTTCTCAGCATAGTTTTCCTAGACAATTTCCGTTGTCGTCGTGTCTTTCTCATATTTCCACGTTTTTTCAGTGTACGTCTTTTTACGCGTGCCATGAACTATATATATTTTGATGATATTTTCCCATAACGAATACGTTATTCACTAAATATAATTTATTTTGTATTTACGTTATTGGAGACTTTATACCGGTTCACCTACAACTAATTTACCATCAAATATATGCTTATCTGGCTCCCGATCATCATCTGGTATTGTTTTTAAAACACTATCCCTACTATCAAGATATGAATATGTAACAGGTAATTTTGTTTCATCATACCTATTAATTAACGTTCCTTTTTCTGATACTTCTATATTTCCATTAATTTTTTCACCATCACTGCGTGTTTGATCCTGACTGATATCTCTTGTTAAAAAACGTGTTAACCTACTTGGTGGGGGGAAAAAATATAGTGCCTCATTTTCTTTACTATATTTCATATATTCAGATACATCATCTATATTTTGTAAAATTTTAACAATTCTAATTTTTTCTCCCCCCCCCCGAACACGTTTCCTCAGCATAGTTTTTCTTGACAATTTCCGTTGTCGTCGTGTCTTTCTCATATTTCCACGTTTTTTTAATGTACGTCTTTTTACGCGTGCCATGAACTATATATTTTGATGATATAATATATATAGTTCTCCTACTAAATATATACATCCTATGGATACAGCCAATCAATGGAAAATCATACATGCGTATTTCGAAGACAATCCCCAAGCTTTAGTTGCCCACCACCTCGAATCCTACAATGATTTCTTCAAAAACGGCATTTTCCAAATCTTCAAAGAAAAGAATCCTGTCTCCATTTCCTCCGTCTACGATGAGAACCTGGGTGATTTCAAACACCAATGTCACATGTATTTGGGCGGAAAAGACGGTTCGCGCATTTATTTCGGTAAACCCGTCATTTACGACGACAAACACTCCCATTATATGTTTCCCAACGAGGCACGTCTGCGCAACATGACCTACGGTATGACTGTCCATTACGACATTGAAATCGAATTTTTGGATCTTTTAGAACCAGGAGAATCCCCCGGGATTGTTACCGAAGGAGTCGCCGAATTTCGTGGCGGGGCCGGGTTCTCCGAAGAAAAAGAGGTCCAGTCCGATTACCCCATGCCCACAGCCTTTCACAATTTCAAAACAGAAGGAGAATCGGAACCTGTACAGGAAGTCCAGGGCGGGGCTCCTAAAAAACCCCGCCAAGAAACACGCCGCAAGGTGACCCGTGACAAACGCCAAGTAAAACCCTTCCAAATGACCCCCGCACTGGCCGCCGCTATTCGCGAAGCCACCGAAAAATCCCTCAGCACCTCCGACAAAGGACGTTCTCAAAAACGCACCATCATTCTCCCCAAAGTCTATCTCGGTAAATTCCCCATCATGTTGCATTCCGATTATTGTGTGTTGAAAGGGTTGCCTCCAGAAATACGTCACACCATGGGTGAATGCCGCAGCGACTTGGGCGGGTATTTCCTCATCCAAGGTTTAGAAAAAACCGTCGTCACACAGGAGAAATTCGCCGACAACATGTTATGGGTACGCAAAGGAAAAGAAACGTTGGATGAAGACGGTAACACGATATTCGCCACGGATTATCTCTATTCCGCCGACATCCGTTCCGTCTCCGAAAATGTCTCCAAACCCATCCGTAATCTGACGGTACAACTGGTGGCTCCTACCGCCTCCTATACCAACCAACAAATCGTGGTCAATGTCCCCAACGTACGCAAACCAGTGCCACTCTTCGTCTTGTTCCGCGCACTCGGCATCGTGACCGACAAAGCCATTATTGAGATGTGTCTGTTGGACCTCGACAAGTATGAACACATGATTGATACCTTCATCCCCTCGGTACACGACGCGGGATCCATGATGACCCAGTCCCTTGCCGTTGAATATATTGCGTCATTGACCAAAGGAAAACGCACCGAACATGCCCTCGAAATTTTGTCGGATTACTTCCTCCCCCACATCGGTGAAACCAATTACATAGAAAAAGCACATTTTTTGGGTCACATGGTATTTCGTCTCTTGTCCGTCAGTACTGGACTGGAAACCCCCACTGACCGCGACAATTTCAAGTACAAGCGTTTGGAACTCGTGGGGACGCTGATGTACGATCTTTTCCGTGAATACTACAACCTCCAATTGAAGCATATTCAGGTGAAATTCGAGGAACGTCTGCTCTACAGCAAAATATTGTATGAGAAAGACTTGCCCCTCCTCGTACAGACGTTTCATGACGAGGTTTTCAAGACCCGGGTTGTGGAAGCCGGGTTCAAAAAAGCCTTCAAAGGCAACTGGGGCGCCACTGCCCACACCAAAAGAGTGGGTATTATCCAGGACATCAATCGCCTCTCCTACAATACGTATTTGTCGCACTTGCGCAAAACGAATTTGCCAATGAACGCTGGTTCAAATTTGGTGGAACCCCGCAAACTCCATTGCTCGCAATGGGGCTACATTGATCCGATTGACACGCCCGATGGTGGCAACATTGGTCTCCACAAATCATTGGCTATTTTGACCCATGTGACTCGTGGTGGTCAGAACATGCGTGAACCGGTCGTCCAGTGGTTGCGGGAAAAAATATCGATGAAATATGTGGAAGAATGTTCTCCGAAAATGCTCGCCAACATGACCAAAATTATGTTGAACGGATACTGGGCGGGGGTCATCCTCGATCCCTTTGATTGTGTGAAAAAAATCAAATTGTTCCGTCGCAATGCGTTGTTGCCCATTTTCATGAGTGTAACCTTTGCCATCCAACAAAACACGATTTATATGTATACCGATGCGGGACGATTGTCGCGTCCTATCTTTTACCGCGATGAAGAAATGAATACCATGTCGTTTGAAGTCAAAGAGGCGGAGAAATATTTGGGGGGTAAGGACGGCGATATCCACTGGGAAGACTTGACCACGGGATTCAATACAAAACGTGAGGATGCCCGATTTGACCCTTATGCCTCGCGCATCTACGAACTCCACGAATTGTACGCGGGGGTCAATCAAGAGACCAACCCCCATAAAATCGAGCGGTTCATGACGAAAAAAGCGCCCATTGATTATTTGGACTGCAGTGAGAGTGAGAACGCGTTGATTTGTCTCAATGCCGAACAATATACGGAGAACCCGACCAAAAAATATACCCACATGGAAATCCACGAATCCCTCATCTTTGGTAACATGTGCAATTTGATTGTGTTTCCGGAGAGTAATCCTCCTACCCGTAATTCGTTTTCGTGTGGTCAGAGTAAACAGGCTGTCTCCATGTACCACACGAATTATCAGGTACGCATGGACAAGACGGCGGTCATCTTGAATACGGGACAGACACCAGTCGTCAAAACCCGGTATTTGGATTACATCAATCACGAGGAAAACCCTTACGGAGTGAATGCGATCGTGGCCATCATGTGTTATACTGGATACAATGTGGAAGATGCGGTGCTGATCAATGAGGCGTCCTTGAAACGCGGTTTGTTTCGTACCACGTATTATACGACGTACCAAGCTCACGAGGAAACCACAAAAAACATAGATACCACGACCGACCTCAAATTTGCGAACATTGAGTCGGAAACGGGGGTAGTAGGTACCAAACCGGGGTACGATTACAGTCAATTGGACCAGTACGGTGTGATTAAAGAGGGGACCGAGGTCAACGACAAAACTGTATTGATTGGACTGACCTCATCGTCATCGGGTGATGTCCGAAAGGTGGACGGATCCAAGACGACGAAGAAGGGGCAATTGGGCACCGTGGATAAGACGTTTATTACGGAGGGGGAGGAGGGAGAACGAATTGCCAAAGTCCGCATTCGGGAAGAGCGTATACCCAATTTGGGGGATAAATTTGCTTCGAGAAGTGGTCAGAAAGGAACCGTAGGTCTCATTATTCCTGAAGCAGATATGCCGTTCACCAAAGACGGAATTCGTCCCGACATGATTGTGAATCCTCACGCTCTACCATCGCGAATGACCGTCGGACATTTGGTCGAGACCCTTATGGGCAAAGCATGTTTGAGTGTGGGCGGATTTGGCGACGGAACCGCGTTTTTAAACAAGGGTTCCAAAATCGGTGTGTTTGGCGAAATGCTGCCACAATTAGGCTACCATTCCAGTGGTAATGACATTTTGTACAACGGTATGACGGGAGAACAAATTGAAGCCGAAGTGTTTTTCGGACCCACCTATTACATGCGTCTCAAACACATGGTGAAAGACAAAATTAATTATCGTGCTTTGGGACCACGTACGGCATTGACCCGACAACCCGTTCATGGTCGTGCGAACGACGGTGGACTCCGCATTGGAGAAATGGAGCGTGATTCCGTCATGGCGCACGGAATTACCGGGTTCTTGACGGAATCGATGATGGAACGTGGTGACAAATATCACATGGCGGTATGCAACAATACGGGAATGTTGGCCATATGCAATCCGGCAAAGAATTTGTTCATGAGTCCGATGGCGGACGGTCCTATACAATTTGTAGGTTCTCTGGACGGAAAAGAAATGTATATTGAGAACGTCACCAAATACGGACGTGATTTCAGCGTGATTTCGATTCCGTATACCATGAAATTGCTCATACAGGAATTACAGTGTGCCAACATACAGATGCGTATCATTACGGAGGATAGCATGCCGCAATTAGAGAACATGATGTTCTCCAAAAACATTGAGAAATTGATGGGCTTAGAGGGAGGCGCCAATGTAGATGCCGAAGTAAAAAAACAAATTCAAAAGAAAATACAAGAACCTGTGGAGAACCCGGAACTTCGCGATATCATGGCGAATGCGCGTCCCGACATGTCTCCCCAAACTCCCGCAGACAGTCCCGAATGGTACGTTACTGGAGGTGCTGAGAAGCGTCGACACAAACACGACGGTGATAAATCTCATATCACATCGGTAACCATAGGCGCGCCTCTGGCAGAAGAAGGATTTGAGCATTTTTCCGCAGCGATAGCGGAGAAAAATCTCCTAACAACGAAGGACAACGTCCGGAGTTGTTTGGAAGAAACCTGTTCTGAGGATTTTCAATGTGGAGATTTGGTCTATTGTCGTGGTGATACGACACAACCACCGAGACCATGGAAGATTTTGGAGATTAGCCCCACTTTTTCGACAATCCAACAGTCTGAGGACCCTATGACTCCAGACTTGCCTCAGGAAATCAAAGTGGTACGTCACAGTGATTTGTATCGTCCCTCGGATACTGATCTTATACAGCAACAACAAGGTATGTATTATCCCATGGAGAGTAACATGCCCACTGGTCATTTTTCACAAGAATTACCGATGTATTATGGACCTCCCCAGCAGGCGGAACCAGACACATCAAAAATAAATTTCAATCCGATTATTAATGTGGTTGCTGGAGACAACAAAGGTAAAATTGATTTCACTGCTGCTGCATCGACCCCTACGGCTCAAGAAAATCCGCAAAATGAAGTTATGGCGACAGAAGCACAGGATATGATGGTAGTTGGACAAGAAAAAAAATTGGAGAACCTTATGCCGAGTAGCGGTGCTCCCGTAGATTTTAGTAAATTGGTGGTTGTCAAACGCGACTAAATACAGGAACCCTGCGGGTTCCTCGTACGCTCCTCCGCTAGGAGCCCCCCATTGAGCACCTTTGGTGCTCAGAGGGGGCATAACGACATGTAGATTCTCACTGTTAAACCGGAAGGAGGGGGCGTGCGGGTCTGAGGCCCAAAGGGCCTCCACCTTGAGCACCTTCGGTGCCCTGAGGGGGACCTTGGTCACCCGCATTCCTGTAGAAAATTGAATCAAAAAATATATAAACTTTATGTGTTAGTTTATATATCAAGTATCACAACAATGACTTCCAGCAACAAAATTCTCAAAATCTATACTTCTCGAAAAATCATCCTCGATATTTTGGATTCTGACCAAGATTATGATGTATCGGATTATGGGAACTTTAGTATCAATGAAATCGATGCCATGTTTACCAACGACCAACTGGATATGTTGTTGACCCGTAAATCGGACGGACAAAAGACTTACATTAAATATTACTTATCCGCAAAACAAATCCGGCCTCAAAATCTAGACAATGTCATTGAAGACCTGTTTTATGTGGATAATATCTTGAAAAAAACAGACACACTCATTATTATTACGGAAGACGAACCCAATGATACAATTCAGGCGAAAATGGAATATTTATACAACCACGACGGGATTTTTGTGGTGATTCATAATATTCAGCGTTTGCAGTTTAATATGTTAGAACACTCGCTGGTACCTATGATGGAAATTTTGTCGGAAACTGCCATGAAAGAGGTGATGGCAAAATTCAACATTAAATCGCTTCAACAGTTTCCCGAGATTAGCCGTTTTGACCCCCAAGCATTGGCCCTTTCCATGCGTCCTGGTCAAGTCGCCAAAATCACCCGAAAAAGCATTACAGCTTTAGAAACAGAATATTACCGTGTTTGTGTGTAGTAATCAACCAAGATCGAATACCGGAATATCAAGGATAAAAATATAATAATATTATAATTATGTCATTACAAAATATAGGTAGTCAAATACAAAGTGGTGTACAAAATATAGGTAGTCAAATACAAAGTGGTACACAAGACGTAGGTAATCAAATACAAAGTGGTGCACAAGACGTGATAAACCAAATCCAAAAATTATTCAATCAAATCAAAGAATTCACCAACAATTTTTCGAATACAATACAAAAAAGATATGACGACAGTATTACGAAAATGTCACAGACGGGACAACAACTCACGGATGATTCGTTCAGGAAAATAATAATGTCCTATGGTCAGACTATTCTCGGTATACGCGACATTTTTAAAAGCACCATAAATTCGGTAATTACCATGTACAATGAAGTGGTATTGGCCATCGCATTTATACCCGACAAAGACCAACAGGGATTTAAAGTGACATTGGACAAAAGTTATCAAACATACAAGGATACATTAAAGAAAACCTATGATTCATATATTTCTTTTGTAAATTCGTCACAAGCCGGTCAACCGCAAAGTAACATTAACTACGATGGTATCACACAGTATTTCACCGACACTTATAATAGTGTGCTTTCTGATTCCGACACATTTTATCAAGAGGCCATTTCTACCATAAAAATCAATAAAAACAACACTATACAAAAGGTGGCCACAGATTTTGGTAATGCAATCCACATTGATAAAAACAATTTTTCACTGGAACAAATCCAACAATTGGGCAGAACCAAACAAACGTGGGAATCGACCATTATTCCCAGCGGTCAATTCGACAATGTCATGTCATTTAATTCGCAAAGTCCGAACCTTTTTTATTCTATGATTGATGTAGCGAATATACCGAGTGATTACAATACTAATCCTGCTTGGGTTCTCCCTTTGGGAAAATGGAATGTGTATGATGTCAGTTGTAATTCCGATTTATCAAACAATACATTGACAGATGTCCAAATTAATAGTGTTGACCCCGTGTTTTACAATATCATACAGGGCATTTTACCAACTCATAACATGTCTATCCGCGAATTTTGCTCGAATAGAAATCAAATTAAGAATCAAATTGTGAATCAATACGATTTGAGTTGCAATGCCACTTTATTAGATAATACATTGTCGAACGATCAAATAAACAATTCAGATCCACTTTTTTATAAAACTGTAACAGACATAAACAATCATTTTGCCACACCGCCAACAGGTATCTATGATTTTTGTTATAAACGTGAATTGGCCAAAAATAAAATGAATGCGGATGCAATTCAAGGGCATGGTCAGTCACATGAAAAAGCTACTAGTGGATATTTAGAGAGAAAAACAGATTATAATGTACAGATAATCAACATATTTAATTTCAGCTTGGGTATCGCTCTCATAATGGGGGCAATGTACAGTTTTCGTTCTTAACCTCTATTCTGGCCGGATTATGCTAACAACCTGTAGAATAAATTGTAGATTTTCCGCACAACTTTGGTCTCGGAAAAATTACTAACAACGAAGGTCGAATACCGGTTAGAGACCACTTTGGTAAGAGACACCTTTGGTGTCTCCCACCTTACATCCCTTCGGGATGTTGAGGGGTCTCCACCCTTGTGGAGTTGTTTGGAAAGTAGAATAAATTATTATATTATAAGCAAGTAATATAACAATGAATTTAATCGATTTCACCATAAATAATCCCCAAAAACAAGGGTTGAATGATATCATGGGCTATAACGATTCTGATATTTTGTTTTTTAAATTTGCGTCGGATTTATCCAATAATGTTGTGGAGGATTGTAGTAACAATTATTACTTTGATATTTCCAATGGTAAGGATCTTTCCAACAATATAACTACTGATTGCAACAACAATCCAAACTTGGACTACAATTTTTGGTATTTTCCAACAAGCATAACGAATAATGGTAGTAATTTTTGTCAAAAACGCGAGCTATGTAAAAACGTATTAAATTACAAAAATTATATGAAAAGCACTGGTAAATTACACGGAGGTGAGGGTGGTTATCGTGGTAATGATGTGAATTTTGTTGATCACAGTCAATTGTATAATTTTACCATATTAACCACAACCAATTTGAGTTTAGGTATTTTGTTGTTAGGTGCGGCGATATATTCATACATGTAATTGGAGGAGTTTACTCAGGGGACCTTGATCCCCGCAAAATTCTGGTAGTATAGTATAGGGTTATTTTTTACATAATGAATA